TTTGAAAAGTGTCCGCAAATAAAAAAACTGTTTGTAGCTGTTTCAGAATTGCCAGAAGCTGAAAGGGCTATTGCAAAAGCGGGAACACCTATGAATAAATATTACCAAGCTGCTGTTTTGGCAGAAAAGGAGGAATAACATATGGCATATAAGCATGGCGTATATACATCTGAGGTGCCAACATCTATTGTTCCGGCAGTAAATTCTACTGCTGGGTTACCAGTTGTTTTTGGTACTGCTCCAATTCATTTGGCAAGTAACAGAGCAGAGGTTAATAAACCTATTTTGTGCTATACATATGCAGAAGCGGTAGCGGCTATGGGATACAGTGAAGATTGGGAGAAATACACTCTTTGTGAAACTATTTATAGCCAATATTCGCTTTATGCAGTTTCACCGACAGTTTTTGTTAATGTTTTAGATCCAAAAAAACATAAAGCAACGGTCAGTGATAAAGAAGTTCAGTTTAACAGTGAAAAAACGGTGATTGTAAATGATCCAGTGTTACTTGAAACATTGAAAGTAAAAAAAGCATCTGCCGGACAACCGCTGACGGAAGGCGTTGACTATGAAGCTGCTTTTGACAGTGATGGGAATTTAGTAATTACTGCATTAAGTGGCGGACAGCTTACAGACAGTGCTTTTTTGGACTATGAAAAAATTGATCCCTCAGCCGTGGATAAGGATGACATTATTGGTGGTATTGATATCAGTACGGGCGCATACACAGGTCTTGAGAATCTTTCAAAAGTATTTCCTCTGTATCGTTTAGTACCTGGTATGGTGCTTGCTCCTGGTTGGGCACACGATCCAGAAGTAGCAGCTGTTATGACTGCCAAAGCAAGTACTATTAACGGTTTGTTTAAAGCTTCTGTTTTGGTAGATGTTCCGGCTGACACAGTAAGAAAATATACCGATGTTCCGGCTTGGAAAAATAATAACAATTATGTTGGAGTGGATCAAATAGTCTGCTGGCCTATGGTAAAACTTGGCGAAAAGAAATATCATCTTTCTACTGCGGTAATGGGTGCGATGGGCGTTTTGGATGCAAAAAATGATGATATTCCCTATGAAAGTCCTTCAAATAAAAATATACAAATGGATAGTTTATGTTTGTCTGATGAAACTGAAGTGGTTTTAGATCTGGAACAAGCTAATTATCTTAATGGGCAGGGTGTAGTTACTGCTCTGAACTTTATCGGTGGATGGAAGTTGTGGGGGAATCGTACTGGTTGTTATCCTGCAAATACAGATGTAAAAGACAATTTTATTTGTTTACGGCGTATGTTCAATTGGCATGCACAGACCTTTATTCAAAGTTATTGGTCTAAAGTAGATAACCCGATGAACAAACGACTTATTGATCTTGTCGTGGATAGCGAAAATATTCGCATTAATGGATTTGTTTCAAGAGGGTTCTTGCTTGGTGGAAGAATTGAATATTTGAAAGAGGAGAATCCAACAACAGATCAGATGGATGGTATTGTAAGATTCCATACTTATTTTACGCCGCCGGTTCCGGCACGTGTCATTGAAAATACTATCGAGTTTGATACGTCTTATCTTGAGACGTTGTTTGGTTAATGAGGAGGATGAAAGATGAGTAATAATGTTGTTCCGGAAAAGCTAATTAACTTTAGAGCCTATAATGACGGAAATGATCTTCTTGGCGTAACTGATGTCCAGCTACCGTCTTTGGATGCAATGACCGAAACAGTAAAGGGTGCTGGTATTGCCGGTGAGGTAGACAGTCCTGTTTTAGGGCACTTTGGGAGTATGGAAACTGTACTTAACTGGCGTACTATTTCTAAACCTGGAATGAACCTGGCATCTCAAAAGGGGGTTAGCTTAGACCTGCGCGGCGCGCAGCAGTTTTACGACCCTGAAAAAAGTGAGTACGTCGTAAAGGCTGTAAAATGCGTGATCCGCGGGGTGCCGAAAAAAACCGAACTCGGCAAATTAGACGTTGGAACGACTACCGGCTCCAGCAACACCATTGAAACTAATTATATTAAAGTGATTATTGCTGGCGAAACCGTGCTGGAAGTTGATAAATATAATTATATTTCTAATATTGGCGGCACTGACTATCTTGCTGATGTCCGAGAGGCGTTGGGCTTGAATTAAAAATAAATAAAGGGGCGGACGCAGAGTGGTGCCCCCTTTTAAAATTTGGAGGTAATTTTATAAAAAAAGTAATTTCGCTTGCAATTGCTCTTGTTCTTTGCCTTTCGATATTTGCAGGTTGCGGTGCAAAGGAAGTTAATCTTGCTGATCTTATGGATAAGATGAATTCCGAGTACAGCGTAGATGCAACAAAGTATGAAACAAAGGATGATATGTACAAATATTACAATATCAATGCCGACGATATCAAGCAGTTTGCCGCTGAGGTCGGTAAGTCTGATACAGACAGCGAAAATACAGAGGTAGTTCTTGTTGAGGCAACTGATTCAGATGCTGCTTCAAGAGTTGAAACTGCTCTTACAAACCGCTATAATTCAATCTTTCAGCAGAACGCTTCCTATTCGGCTGAAAAGCTTGATATGGTGAAAAATTGTAAGGTTACAAAAGACGGTAACTTTGTTACAATGATTATCGGCGAAAAGGCATCTGATATGCTTAAAATGTTTAATGACAGCATTAAATAATTCATTTAAAATTTACTGAGGGCGAACATCGTTCGCCCCTTTCTTTTGCAATATTTTAAGGCAGGTTAAAAATGGTACAGACTGAGATTCAAAAAAACTTTTCACATATGAATGATATGCAGAAACAGGCTGTTTTCTGCACAGAAGGACCTTTGCTCATACTTGCAGGTGCCGGTTCGGGCAAAACAACTGTTCTCGTTAACAGAATAGCCTACATTTTGCAGTGTGAGCTTTGTAAACCATGGCAGATACTTGCCATTACTTTTACCAATAAAGCCGCAGGAGAGCTTAAAGAACGAATCTGTGCGGCTGTTCCCGAGGGCGGTGCCGACATCTGGGCGGCTACCTTTCATTCAACCTGTGCAAGAATCCTTCGCAGATACGGCGACAGAATCGGTTATACAAGTCATTTCACGGTTTACGGGACTGACGATCAGAAAAAACTCGTCAAGGATATTTTAAAGCAACTCAATATTGCCGAAAAAACTTTGCCTGTAAAATCAATCCTCTCCGAAATTTCAAAGGCTAAGGATAAAATGCTTACTCCCGAAGAAATGCGTAAAGAGGCCGAATTTGACAGCAGAAAAGCACAGATTGCAAAGGTTTATGAAATCTATCAGACAAAGCTTAAAACAGCCGACGCAATGGATTTTGACGATATGCTTTGCAATACCGTAAAGCTTTTTGAAACAGCACCCGATATACTTGACTATTACAGAAATCAGTTCAAGTACATCATGGTCGATGAGTATCAGGATACTAACAAGGTGCAGTATAAGTTTGTAAGCCTGCTTGCAAGCAAATACGGAAACATCTGCGTTGTCGGTGATGATGACCAGAGTATCTACAAATTCCGTGGTGCTACAATCGAAAATATTCTTTCTTTTGAAAATACATTTAAGAACGCAAAGATGATTCGCCTTGAACAGAATTACAGAAGTACACAGAATATCCTCAATGCCGCTAACGAGGTCATCTCAAATAACACAATGCGTAAGGGTAAAACTTTGTGGACCGAAAACGGTCAGGGCGAAAAAATCAAGGTACATACAGCCGAGAATGAGCGTGACGAGGCTAATTTCATTGCTCAGACTATTCTTGACGGTGTTGCCGACGGAAGAAAATATTCCGACTATGCAATTCTTTACAGAATGAATGCCCAGTCAAACGCAATTGAGCAGGCTTTGTCACGAAGCGGTGTTCCGCACCGTGTAATCGGCGGTCACAGATTCTATGACCGTGAAGAAATTCGTGATATGGTTGCATACCTTCAGGTTATAAATAATCCTCATGATGATGTCAGACTTTCAAGAATTATCAATGTTCCTAAAAGGGGAATAGGTGCGACAACCGTTTCCCATGCCGCAGACATTGCCGCAGGACTCGGCGAAAGCATTTACGATGTAATCAAGGAGGCGGAAAACTATCCGCAGCTTTCCCGTGCCTCTGCAAAGCTCAAAGCTTTTGTTGCACTTATTGACGGACTTATTGAAGCCGAGCAGAGCGGCGAATATTCTCTTGCAGAATTATATAACCTTGTGATTGAACACACATCATACGAACAGTATCTTAAAACCGAAAAGGACAACCCTGAAGTTCGTATTGAAAACATTGAAGAACTTTCTTCAAATATCGTCAAGTTTGAAGAGGACTACGGCGATGAGGCAGACCTCTCTGCATTTCTTGAAGAAATTTCTCTCCAGACCGATATTGATAACTACGATGCAGATGCAGATACCTGCGTAATGATGACATTACATTCGGCAAAGGGACTTGAATTTCCCGTTGTGTTCATCGCAGGCATGGAAGAAGGAATGTTTCCGTCCGTTGCAACAATGATGAATCCCGATGAACTCAACGAGGAAAGGCGACTTGCTTATGTCGGAATTACAAGAGCAAAGGAAATTCTCTATTTCACAAAAACAAATTCGAGAATGTTGTTCGGATCAACAAGCTATAATAAGGGATCAAGATTCTTAAACGAGATTCCCGATAATCTTCTTGAATACAGCGGCGGAAGAAAGCAGATGTTCACACAGGCGACTTCCGGGTTTGCATCGGGAACAGGTGAAAAAGTTTCCGTCGGCAAATCGTCGGGTAGCTCGTATTCACAGAATAAATCATTTGGATTTACAAAACCTCCTGTTAAGAGCGGTGCTGTATTCAATGTAGGAGATTGTGTTCAGCACAAGGTGTTTGGCAAGGGTATGGTAATGAAAGCCGAGAAAATGGGCAATGATACTATGCTTGAAATTGCCTTTGACAAAGCCGGCACAAAAACTCTTATGGCGAACTATTGCAGTAATATGAAAAAAATCTGAGGTGATTAAAGTGCTTATATCATCAAAAAAGGTTCTGTGTCTTGCAATGTCTGCGTTGACAGCTTTTTCTGTGTGCCTTACAGGTTGCGGAAAAGACACGCAGTCTTCTGTATCTGCTACCGAGAAAACAACCGCCGTGGCTGCCTCAC